GAAGGCAAAGGCCGCACCAAAGCAGAAGCTCACCAAAGCGCAGACAAGGTGGCAGAAGGGTGTGCCTAATCCAATAGGTGGAAAGCGCACCAACGAGTACACACAGACCATAGGTGATCATATTTGCGAGAGACTAGCATCAGGTGAGAGTCTAAGGTCAATATGTCGTGATGAGAACATGCCAGCACTGGCAACAGTATTGCGATGGGTTGCGGCGGTCCCTCTCTTTTGTACGCAATACTCACGCGCCCGTGAGGAACAAGCCGAGGCAATGGTTGATGAAATGCTAGAGCTTGCCAATGCACCGCTTGAGGATTCCAGTGAGGCCATCAATCGCGCACGGTTGCAGATTGATACCCGCAAATGGGTTGCCGCCAAGCTACGCCCCAAAAAATACGGTGATAAGTCTAATGTTGAACTCACTGGCGCAGGTGGTGGAGCCATTACTGTGCAACGGGTTGATACCACTATGCTTGATGACGACCAGAAGCTCGCGCTTGAGAACATGCTCAGGACCATCACGTTGACGCCTGAAGACGATGATTAGCACGATGCCTCTAGAAGCCACAGGGAAGCCCGTACAGCCGCTTTGTGGTCTGTCCGGTGTATTGGTATCAGAATTTTGTTTTTGCCAATCTATTGGACATACCGTGAACAACTTGAACTATGGCACAGATCATGCATAAAAATGCGGTTTGGACCCTTAGGCCGATACAAGCAATTCCCTCAGTTTTGCTACAGCTTGGCAACAAACTGCGGCACAGCCCAGGCTATACGGGCGCAATGGCTAAGGTTAAGTCATGGTAGTGTTTGAGCGATGGATGGAGCAGTCGGCGGGTGTTCAGTGGTGGTTTGGAATCGCACTGGTGGTCATTGCCGCATTTGTCCTGAAGGTCTTGGGGTGGCGTGATGTTTGACCCGTCTGCGCTGTCACTGGACGAGATGAAGGCTGTCGTCCTTAATCTGGAGAAGGAGCGACTAGAGAAGAGCCTGTACGAGTTCACGGTGGCGGCATGGCGTCATGTGGACAGCGCACCCTTTGCTCACGGTGGCTTTGCTCTACAGGCTGTGTGCGAGCATCTGGAAGCGTGTGTAGACGGACACATACGCAACCTGATCATCAACATCCCGCCCCGCTTCAGCAAGTCCACGATCACAGGCACGATGCTACCTGCGTGGACGTGGGCGCAGAGGCTCGACAGCCCGACTAGCGGCGCAGGTGTTCAGTTCCTTCACAGTGGGTATGCTCTCAACCTGTCATTGCAGGACAGCGTCAAGTGTCGTCGGCTGATGACATCACGGTGGTATCAGCGCAGGTGGGGTGACCGCTTCAAGCTACTCGGAGATCAGAACACCAAGACGAGGTTTGAGAACGACCGCAACGGGATTAGGAACACCGTATCGGTTGGATCAGCAACCACTGGTCTGGGCGGGGCGTTCTTGATTGCGGACGATCCTAACAATGCGCAGGAGGCCAACAGCGAGGCGATCATCACGTCAACTAACGAGTGGTGGGACATGGCGTGGAGTACTCGCCTGAATGACCCTAAAACGGGGTGCAGGATCGTCGTACAGCAGAGGCTTTCAGAGCAGGACATTACGGGGCATATCCTATCCAAGGACGTTGGTGAGTGGACGCACCTGATGTTGCCTATGCGGTTTGAACCGGAGCGGCGCATCTACACGGTATTGGTTCCTGCTGATATGACCGAGGACGGTGAGGCGGTTGTGTGGACTGATCCCCGTGAGACTGCGGGGGAGCTACTGTGGCCTGAGCGGTTTGGCGAGAGCGAGATTGACCTGTTGGAGCGGACACTTGGACCGTATGCGGCGGCGGGTCAGTTGCAACAGCGTCCTGAACCTGCGGGTGGCGGCATCATCAAGCGTGTGTGGTGGGAGCCGTGGGAGACGGAGCAGTTCCCTGACATGGAGTTTATTGTTGCGAGTGTTGATACGGCTTACGGGGCCAAGGAGCATGAGGGTGACTTCAGCGCGATGACGGTATGGGGCGTGTGGCGTGACAGCGGTGAGACGACAGCGGTAGCGTCACGGAACGGTGCGTATGCCAGTGTGACGAGCCGCATTGAGAAGGCTAACGTGGAGGCGGACGTTCCCAAGGTGATGCTGATGTTTGCATGGCAACAGCGTTTGGAACTGCATGAGCTTGTGACCAAGATCGGCGATACGTGTAGGAAGCTGAAGGTTGATCTGCTGTTGGTTGAGAACAAGGCATCTGGGATTAGTGTTGCGCAGGAGATCAGGCGCATCTTTGGTGCTGAGACATTTGGCGTGAGGTTGATTGACCCCAAGGGGATTGACAAGGTTAGCCGTACGTATGCGATCCAGCATTTGTTTAGTGAGGGTCTGATCCATGCACCTGTGGATCGTGTTTGGTGCGATATGGTTATTACGCAGTCTGCGCAGTTTCCCAAGGCAAAGCATGATGACTTGCATGATACGGCGACACAGGCTCTTTCATGGTTGCGACAGAGCGGGATGATACAGCGTGGTGCGGAACGGACTGCCGAGTTGGCTGACGGCAGGTTATTTAAGGGCAACACTAACGATTTGCCATTGTACCCTGTTTAATTGCATGGTATGTAAACACCTCAATTGGGAGGTTGTTTATGGAAGACATTGTCAGCAGGTTGCGTGTTTTGAATTTTATGGGTCCGTGGTCTGAAGCGGCTGATGAGATTGAGCGGTTGCGTAAAGAGATTGAGCAATATGAAAATGAGATTACTCAATTAAGAGAAGCCCTGTGGAAAATTAAAGAACTAAGCCCTTTCAAAGATGAGGAAAGTTCATTTACGATGCAACAATTGTTTGATCTGCTTCTTAAAATGTCATCAATTTCTTCTTACGCACTAAATGATGACCGCCGTCGTGATGATCGCGGTGACAACTTGGATGGGAACTGAGTGATGACAGATTGGCAACCGATTGAAACTGCTCCAAAAGACGGAAAGCATTTTCTTGGGGCAAAGAACCTTGGGGACGGTTATGGATGGAGGCGATATATTTGTTGTTGGTACGATTTCAAAAAAAGTTTTGGGGCGCAGTTTGGTATTGCTGAAGGCGGTATAGGGTATCCATTGGATGGGAAAAACACGCCAACTCATTGGATGGAATTACCGGAACCGCCACTATGACTGACATTGTAGACAGACTGAGAACTGTAGACATCAGCTGGAGCCAAGAAGGTGAGTGGTGTGCCGAGGCAGCCGACGAGATCGAGCGGTTGCGGACAAATCAGAGCATCATCATTGCATTGTTCCGGATTTACATGATTAGGCTTAACCCAGACTACTCAGAGGAGGAGTTTGATAAACACATAGCTAATATGTTGGAGGAGAAAGAGTGATGTTTGGAATGCCATCAAACAAACGTGAAGGACAAACCATGCTGAATATGTGCATGGAACAATGTGAAGGCGTCTACTTAATGGATGAGATTGAGCGGTTGCGGTTAGCTAACTCCGATCTGCAAATGTATTACGATTACGCCAAGGATGAGGTTTTAAAACTTGAGGCAGAAGTTAATCGTATGCGCTACGCATTGGATAAATACGATTGCCTTCACAGATGTACCGAGCCATGCGCTTTATATGCAATGGAAAAAGAACGCGAGAATGATTTCCCGCATATGATTTGCGGGTGGTGGGCATCTTCTGCGTTAAAGGAGAAAGAGTGATGACTAGAAACCCTGATTATGTGACACCTGAAGAGGCACTTAAAAAAATATGCCCGTTTAACGCAACATTAGACATTGATGAAGTTAGCGGTCAGTGCGTCTCGCATGAGTGCATGGCATGGCGGTGGCATCATTACCAAATTCCAATACCGGAGGATGAGCGCACTGGGACCAACACTTGGAAAAAACAAACAAGCAAAACCTACGGGCGATGCGGGATGGTTCCAAAATGATGGATTTGTTGTTTTATATTGGAACAGCAGTAATTTGCATCTCGCCTCTACTACTTGGAATCATGATAACTCCTAAAGAGAAAAAATAATGGCGACAAAAAAGAAAGGCATTCTCACATCTGCACCGCAGTGGTGGGATCATCTGAAAGACTGGAAGAAAGTATTCTGGAGCGCAGAGCGCAAGGCCGTTCAAAGAGAAATTGAAAAAGAACTTAGAAACTCAAGAAATAAAGGAGACTACTGATGAATGTGGAAGATATGTTAATTGAAGATTTAGAACTTAGCACAAGACTGCACAATTGTCTTTTGAATGACAATCTTAAAACAATTGGAGACGTACTTAAAATATCGCAAGCAGAAATGTTAAGATCACCCAATTTTGGAAAAAGATGTTTAGAGGAACTTAAAAAAGTATTGTTTGAACATAAAGTTCTATGGCCCAGTAATAAAAACGGTGAAAAAATTCAGCTAACAAAAGAAGAACGTAGCATTGAAACTAGGAGACGGTGGAAAAAGGCTTACGTTTTGCATCAGGCGGGATGGGACTGGAGTTCAATTGGCAAAGAATTAGAAATTCCAAGACTTTCAGCAAGAGCAATGGCTAAGAAATATCGTAAAGAACATGATATTCCAGATATTCCTGTTCCTATATGTTGGAAACCAATATCAACAGCACCAAGAAATGGAACAGCTTTTTTAGG